NTGCTGACCGTCTCTCCCTGGTGGGGGCAGAAGTTTTGAGTGGCTTCTGCCCTTGCCTTTACAAGAGTAAATCAAATCTACTGGACAGCTGATGAAGCATTCCAAAAAGACAAAAAAACTAAACTATTGGCGAGGTTTGGAAAAGTGTCTAAATCGAAACTGATGTATGTTCCATTACATTGTCATTCGGAGTACAGTTATTTGGACAGTGTTATCAAGATTGCTAAATATGCTGAACGGGCTGTTGAGATTGGCTTTCCAGCAATTGGGGTCACTGACCATGGTGTGATAGATGGGCTTTTGAAACTCAAAAACGAATGTCGCAAGAAAGATGTTATCCCGATTCTTGGTTGTGAACTTTATTTTGTTACAAAGTATCCAAGGCCGAAAGAGAAGCCCAAAGTCAAGCATGTTGTTGCTCTGGCAAAATCGATGAAGGGTTTTGCATCCCTATGTCGAATTCTGTCTGAAGCAAACAAACATTTGGTCTGGCCTTCCAGACCGTTGATAGATGCTGAAGATTTCTTCAATCTTGCCGACGACTTGGTAGTTTCAACTGCTTGTGCTGCTGGATTGCTTTCATATGATGACTGGAAAGAAGTCATCGAAGTTTTCAAGGCCGCCTTTGGAGATGATTTGTATGCTGAGGTAATGCCTTTGAATTGGGCACCGCAATTTGAAATCAACAAAAGGGCACTCAAGTCAGGCTTACCGATTATTCCTTCCACTGATGCCCATTATCTCGATGAAGAGGATTCAGTTCTTCAAGAGGTATTCTTAGCAATCCAAAAGCGTCAACGGTGGAACGATGCCGACAGATTCAAATTTAGCGTCACTGGTCTCAATCTCAAAAGCCCAAAAGAGCTAATCTCAGCTTTCAAGAATCTGAGAAAGCCAATTGGCTCTTCTGTCATCAAGAGAGGTTTTGTGAACTCGTTTGAGATAGCTGAGAAATGTGCGTTTGAATGGAAGAATCTCAAACCAAGTATTCCACAGATTCCTGAACTGCGCGGTTGTTCCAGACAAGATGAGCTGAATTTCTTTGTCCAGCGAGTTTGGGAAGGTCTGAAGAAGAAAGGTCTGACTGATAAGGCGTATGAGAAACAGGCCAAGTATGAAATGGGCATTATTGCGCGGCAAGGTTTTGTTAGATACTTCTTGATTGTCTGGCGACTTCATAATTGGGCAAGAGAACAGGGAATTTTTTGCGGGATTGGACGTGGTTCGGTTGGGAGCAGTCTGGTGGCTTATGCTCTTGACTTTACTAAGATTGACCCGCTGAAGTTTGCTCTTCCCTTCGCAAGGTTTATCTCTCCAGACAGGGCTGACCCGCCTGATGTAGATATGGACTTTGAAGACGCCAGACGGGCTGATGTAATAAAGCATTTGGAAGAAGTCTATGGAATAGGCTCGGTGTCTCACATAGGGACTGTAGGCGTTTTGCGGGCAAAGGCTGCTCTCAAAGATACTGCGCGAGTATTCGATGTTCCCTTGTTTGAAGTGAATGAAGTGACTAATAAGATAGTTGTGAGAAGTGGTGGGGATGCGAGAGCAGATTTCTCTCTTGAAGATTCCTTCAAGACTTTCGAAAGCGCAAAGAAGTTCAAGAAGAAATATCCCAAAGTCTGTAATTTTGCGCAGAAGCTGGAAGGCTTGATTAAAAATCCTGGCGTTCATGCTGCTGGGATTATTTTGAGTCCAAAGGATTTATTCAAGTCAGGTCAATGCGTTCTTGCTCCACGCAAGAACTTTCCGCGAGTCTGTAATTGGGACAGATTTGATATTGAAGAAAGAGGTTTGATTAAATTTGACGTGCTTGGCCTGAGTGCTCTTTCCAGATTCCATGATGCGAGAGACTTGCTGGCTGAAAAAGGCATAGATTTTGACATAGACGAAATAGCTTTGAATTTGGATGATAAGAAAATCTTTGAAGCATACAGCAAAGGGGATTCAATTGGCGCATTCCAAATGACTGGTGGAGTCCGAAAGGCTTGTCAGAGGGCTGGGATTGAAAAGTTTACCCACGTAGTTGATATGCTTGCTCTGTACAGGCCAGGAACTCTTCGCACGGGCTGGCTTGATGATTATATCAAGAGAAAATGCGGGGAACAGAAAATTCCAAGACAGCATCCGTTAATAGCAGAAATAACAAAAGAGACTTATGGTATCTTTCTGTACCAAGAGCAAGTCATGAAGTTGCTAACAGACTTAGCTGGATTTCCGCCTGAGCAATCTAACAAGGCAAGACGAACTATCACAAAAGCAAAAGGAGTTGAAGAGTTCAAGAGAGCAGAGAAGATGTTTATCAAAGGTTGTAAGAAGAGAAAGACCTTGACGGAGAAAGAGGCAAAGAAACTATTTGAAAGCCTGAAGCATTGGGGCAGTTATGGTTTCTCGCAAATCCATGCGACTGAATATGCTCTGATATCATATCTTGATATGTGGCTGCGAGTCCATTACCCAGGAGTTTTCTTTGCGGCTGCTCTTAGTCAGTTGTCTAATGAAGAGAAGATTTCAGAACTTGTGCGAGATGCTGTTGAGCATGGGTTTAAGATAGCACTGCCAGATATCAACTTGTCCTCAAATAGATGGGTGTGTAAAGGTAAGCAGTTGTTCTGTCCACTTAACAATGTCAAAGGGTTAAGTGAAAAGTCCGCGCAACATATTATTGAAGTTAGGAAAAAGAAGGGGAAATTTAAGAGCGTTGAAGACTTTTATAATTCAGTAGAGAAAAGAATGATTCATTCGGGTAAGGTAAAAAAGTTGCTGCTGGCAGGAGCGTTTGACAAGTTTGGAGTTCTGAAGAAATTGGCACCCGACCAAAGAGTCAAAATAGCAGAAGAGAATCTTGCTTTCAAGATTGACTTCAATCCTTTCAAAGAATTTGCTGAGTTGTTGAAGTTCCTGGATGACCAATTAGGTTTCGTCCCGATGAATCAATTGGCTCAAAGGGCAAAGAAAAAGAAGAAGAAAGAGATGTTTATTGTTGGTGTTGTGGAAGAGGTGAAATTCACTTACCCCAAAGATATTGAAAAGAAGCTCAAGAAAGGCGGTGAGATTTGGGGCGGCATTTATGCTCGTGTGCGGGACAAGACCTCATTCACCACCGTCAACTTCTCAACCAGTGTTTATAAGCTTCACAAGGAAGCGCTGGAAAAGGCGAAAGATGAATGTATAATAGCACTTGGTAATAAGAAAGGCGCAGATAATTTTGCCGCCAAACATGTTTGGTTCTTGAAGCAAATATCTGCTGGAAAATTTGAGGGTCTGCCTGTTGGAGTAGACTACGAGGCAGAATCAATGCCAAAGAGTTATCTCAAGGAACTTAGAGCTTGCGAGCAATGCAAGCTTCATGCCGGTATAACTCAGAAAGTTCCCATCGAAGTCAACAATACTAATTTCTTGATAGTAGCAGAAGCACCAGGCGCTGTAGAGGATGCTAAGGGCAACCCGCTAATCGGTAAGGCGGGCAAGAAACTGCAGCAAGTCTTGGGTATGTTCAAACTTAATAAGAAGAGAAATTTCAAGAGAACAGATTTCAGTTACTCAAATATAAATAAATGCCGTCCACCAGAAAATAGAAAGCCAACAGCGACAGAGACTAAGAAGTGTCTTGAATTCTTTCGAAAAGAGATTGAACATTTGAAGCCCAAAGCGATTCTTGTTTTGGGCGCTACAGCATTGGAAGCTCTGTGGCCGAAATCTGAGGGATGCAAAGAGACTATTACAAATCTCAATGCGACAGTTCAATTTTCTGAAAAATGGAAAGCTTGGTTGTCTTTCTGTATCCATCCAGCATCTGTCCTCTACCAAGCGAGTAATTTGAAACAATTCAAGCAGGCAATTGAGACTTGGACGAATCTGGTCAAGTATCTGAGAGAGGATTGAAATGGCGCTTGATTTTGAAGTTCTGAATGATTGGGTCTTGATAGACGCCGAAGATTTGGACTTGCCAGAAAAAGAAATTGGACTTCTTGTTGCAAAGCTCGGTGAGTTTCGCAACTTCCAGGTTGGTCGAATTGTTGACAAAGGTTGTATAGCTTGGCCCATGAATCATATTCAAGTTGGTGATGTTGTCTTGTTTGAAACAGGAAGTTTTGCGAATCAAGCAAAGATTGGCGGCAAAGTTTATCAGTTGGTGCGAGCTAAGCATCTGGTTGGCAGATTCAAGCCGAAACAAAATGGGGAGAAAGAGAAAGGAGAACAGGATGGGCAAGAAATCAAAGGTTGAATTGTTCACACCCACTATAATTGAGCTTGACCTTGAGGACAAGGCTCCAGTCGCACATGACGGTACAGTAGTGAAAGAATATGACTTGGGAGATGAACTTGCTATTGACCCTACCAATCTTGATGAAGAGTTAATAAACCAACCAACTAAGTATGCCTGGGCTGCTACACTTGCTGAGCACGCAAAAGATTTTGCTGCCCAAAAGAAGATGGAGCTTGAAGAACTCAAAGCTGAGTTGGATATAGAGGTCAGGACTCAAGCGGCAAAGGGTGAGACTAAGGTCACAGAAGCAACTGTGAAGCATATGGTTCTTCAAATGGATTCTTTCAAAGAAGCTCAGCAAGAATTATTGGCCGCCCAGAAAACTGCGCAATTGTTGACTGTCGCAAGGGACTCGTTCAGCCAGCGGGCAAACATGCTGATTTCTCTCAGTGCGAATAGAAGAGTGGAGTTGGATGGCGAAATCTCTGCTTTGGTTAAGAAGTATAAGGGCAAGGTGTCCAAAGGTGATGACGACGATGATGAGTAGTTGTTTTGAGAAAGGGGCAGAAGGATGGGTTTGGATAAGGAAGCATTGTCTCAGAAGCATGATGAGCTTCAACGTGGGCAAGGTGATATCAGCTATTTGAAGCTGGAGAAGGGTAAACATAGAATTCGCATTTTGCCGCCGTGGAATGATGAAGGTATCCCGTATAAAGAGGGATACTTTCACTACAATGTCGGTGAGAGGACTTATGCTTGTCCCAAAGAAACAGCTGGTGAGCCTTGTCCAATCTGTGAGCTTGTAGAAGAATTGAAGAAGTCTAAGAAAAAATCAGACAGAGAGACAGCAAATGAAATTCGGGCCAAGTTCAGAGTTTTCTGGAATGTCATTGATTGCAAGGATACAGAAGCAGGTATCCGAGTTTTGCCAAGTGGCAAGATGATTATGAAGCAAATTCTCGCAATCATGACTGACCCAGATTATGATGACATCACTGACCTTGAAGATGGCCTTGACCTCAAAGTAGAAGTGGAAGGTTCAGGGAGACAAACACGCTACACTGTTCGTCCAGCTAAGAAGGAATCGGCAGCGCCGATAGAAGTGGATGTTGATGAGGACTTGTATGATTTGGATAAGTTGGTGAATGTTCATACTTATGATTGGCTCGAAGCAAAGCTGCGTGATGAAGAAGTTGAAGATGAGCCATTCAACGCTGGCGACCCAAATTATGAAGCTCCTGACGAAGATGAAGATGAGGATGAGGACAAGCCCAAGAAGAAGAAAAAGAAGAAGAAGGGCAAAAAGAAAAAGAAAAAGCGACGTGACGATGATGACGATG